AGCGATTCAGACGATCTGGTCCAAGGAAATTCTTTTCCAGGCCATGCCAATCCTTCGCTTTGAGCAATTTGCAGTAAAGAAGACCGAACTAGGTGTTGCACCTGGTCTTCAAATCAACTTCATGCGTTACAACAACCTCGGCTTCGCAAGTGGCCTTGTTGAAGGTGTACGTATGCAGACCAACGCATTGACAGCACAACAGTTCTCAATCACAGTATCTGAGCATGGTTATGCTCTTGCTGTTTCTGAGCTATTGCTCAATGCTTCATTTGACGATGTGATGGCATCTGCTTCACGTCTTCTCGGTCGTAACATGGCGATCTATCTAGATCAGCTTTCACGCGACACACTCTACGCAGCAACCTCAACAATCTATGGTGAAGACCGCACTAACATGCTTGCTATCACCAACGGAACTGGTACTTTCAACCAGTACGCATATGGTACAAATGGATCAAGCCGTGCTTCAATGACCGGTAACTTCAGCCTCACTCCACGTACCGTTGCTTCGTCCACCCACACCAGAGCCGTAAGCTTCGTGATACCGCTGAGTTCATTGAAGTAACTAAGTACGCTGCTCCTGGTAACTTCATGCTCGGTGAAATTGGTCGTCTATACGACACAGTATTCATTGAGACCACACAGGTTCGCAAGGTTGTTGGTGGTGCTGGTACTAACTACACCGCTGATACAGCTGTTGCTAACCCAACCGTTACACCTGGCGGAGGTTACATCACTCCTGCACAGTTCACCGGTAACGGACAATCTGACCGCTATGACGCTATCTTCATTGGAGATAACGCATTCGGTCACGCAATCTCTCTTCCAGTCGAGCTCCGCGATGGCGGTATCCTTGACTTCGGTCGTGAGCATGCTCTTGCTTGGTACTCAATCTTCGGTCTTGGCCTCATCACTGATCAGGCTGTTATCGTTGCTGAAACCAACTAAAAACTAAATACGGCGACCTGGGCATGTCCTTAAACTGCCCACTTTAACAGTCACTAACCCGGAGGATCCAAATGGCAAGTAAAGTAAAGCCGACCGATGTTACAGGTCGTGCACGTGAAGAGGCTCTTGCAGCAAACGCTGAAGTCCTAGCTCAACGTGCTGGAGAAATGTCAATGGCAACTGCTGCTGCTAAAGCACAGCTTGATCAGGCTATTGATGCAACTAAACCTGATCGACAAGTAGTTATTGTTGATGAAGCAGTCAAAGTAGGCGAGCAGGTTGACACTATTGAGATTCGTGTCGTAGAAGACATTGAAAACATGACTCTCGGTGCGGGCAACAATTACAGCTTTAAGGCAGGTCAAAAGTACTCTGTCACTAAGGCAGTAGCTCAACACCTTAAAGAAAAAGGCTACTTAGCCGCTGCTATCTAACCAGTAATAATCGGAGCGGCGGGCACATAGTTGCCCGCTTCTTCGTTTGTAAGGATTTTTTAATACTGGTCACCTACCATTATGTAGGCGATGTTAGGAGTGGTTAGTGGCTGTAATAGCAGACATTCTTTATAGAGTTCGCCTTGAATTAGGTGACCTAGAAAAAGCATTTAACTGGTCCGATACAGGCGATGGATCCACAAAGGTCTATGACCTACGCGTTAAGCCAGTAGATCCGGCCACCCTTGTTGTAACAGTCAACAACACCCCCGTAACCCAGCCATCTGGCTACACCGTCCAAGCCGATCACGGAATCATTACCTTTGCTTCAGCGCCGGGTAATAACACAACCATCAGAGTATCTGGTACCCACTACCGCTATTTTACAGATACCGATTTAGAGCTTTTTATCAATACTGCTGTTGAACAGCATACCTACAACCGCACAGACGGTTTTGGAAACCAGATGACCTTGGCTAAGGTACCTGCCGTTGAAGAGTATCCAATTGCCATCCTTGCTGTAATTGAAGCCTTGTGGGCTCTTGCAACAGATGCGTCCTTTGACATTAATATCTTTGCTCCAGACGGAGTTACTATTCCTCGTTCTGAGCGTTACCACCAGCTCGTCAATATGATCAACCAGCGCCAAGAGCAATATAGAACCCTCTGCTCTGCGCTAAATATTGGTCTATGGAGACTTGAGATCGGAACCCTTCGTCGAGTATCTCGTCATACCAACAAGCTTGTTCCTGTCTATATGCCTCAAGAAATTGATGATGCCCGCAAGCCTGAAAGAGTTTATATACAAAATGATATGTTGGGCAGAAGTCCTATGCCGACAACGGCTGCTATTTATGACCTTGTGATATATCAAGGCGACAGCTTCTCAATCATTTTAGATTTCCCAGATACCTACAATATCTCTAACTTAGTATTTAAAGCACAGATCAGAACATATCCAAATGCTCCAGCTAGATACGCAGAGTTCACGGTTACCGTTACAGATCCAGTGCTAAAGAAGATTCAATTATCTTTAACAAAACAACAAACAGCTTACCTACCTGTTCGCGCTTTCTGGGATCTACAAGCAACCTCCACAGTAGATGCTACTTTCCAAAAAACATACATCAAAGGACAGGTGTTCGTAACTCAACAAGTGACGGTTGACTAATGCCAGAAGAAATTCAAATATCGGTATCTCCGCAACCTGAAATTCAAGTATCTATTGGTGGTAATGGCGCCACCGGTCCTACGGGTGCAGCAGGTGCCGCTGGTGCAACAGGTGCTACAGGCGCCACAGGCGCAACTGGTGCTACTGGTTTAACAGGTGCAACAGGGGCCACAGGAGCCACAGGAGCCACTGGTCCACAGGGTCCTATTGGTTTTGTAGGCCCAGAAGGTGATGCGGGTCCTACAGGCGCTACAGGCGCCGCTGGACCAACAGGTGCAACTGGACCTGCGGGTGCGACTGGTGCGACTGGTGCACAAGGAACATCAATAACATTTAGAGGATCAGTTCCCGATCCATCGTATCTTGCTTCACTTGGCGCTACTGCTGCAGTTAACGACGCATATATTGTTGACTCAAATGGAGATCTTTATGTATGGGATGGCGATAGTTGGAACAATGTAGGACAAATTGTTGGTCCTACTGGTCCGCAGGGTGCAACTGGCACAGCGGGTACTAATGGCGCAACAGGTGCTACAGGAGCAACGGGACCTACGGGTGCTACTGGTGTAGCAGGTGCTACGGGTGCTACTGGAGCGACAGGACCACAGGGTGTTTCAGGTCCAACTGGAGCTACAGGTGCAACTGGTGCTACTGGTGCAGATTCACTAATACCAGGACCTGCTGGATCAACTGGTGCCACTGGTGCTACTGGCCCTACAGGAGCTACTGGCGCAGATTCTACTGTGCCCGGACCAACGGGAGCCACTGGTGCAACGGGCGCGACTGGAGATGTTGGAGCAACTGGAGCAACGGGAGCAACTGGAGCAATCGGTGCGACAGGTGCGACGGGAGCAACAGGCGCAACTGGAGCTGATTCAATTGTTCCAGGACCTACTGGTGCCACAGGCGCTACAGGACCTACTGGTGCTACGGGTCCAACTGGAGCAGACTCAACCGTTCAAGGACCCACAGGTCCAACAGGACCTACTGGTGCTCAAGGAACTTCATTAAATATTTTAGGAAGCGTTTCTACTACTGGAGATCTTCCTGCTACCGGTGCTGCTGGTGACGCATATATTGTTGTTGGTGATAACGGTCATCTTTATGTTTGGGATACTGGAACATCTTCATGGGATGATGTTGGACAGATCGTTGGACCAACTGGTGCGACTGGTATTTGGTATGCAAGTGCAACAGCGCCAGCTTCACCTGCACTAGGTGATGTTTGGTTTAATACTAATAACGCAAAAGTTTATGTTTATTACGACAGCTTCTGGGTTGAATGGGCATCTTCAGATGTTGGTCCAACAGGACCCGCAGGTCCAACAGGCCCAACAGGCCCAGCATCTACAGTGCCAGGACCAACCGGATCAGCGGGACCAGCCGGTCCTACAGGTCCAGCTGGAGGTCCAGGACCTGCTGGTGCAACAGGTCCCACAGGTCCTACGGGTCCAACAGGACCAACAGGAGCTACAGGGCCAGCATCTACTGTTCCAGGTCCAACTGGCGCAACGGGACCAACAGGTCCAATTGGCGAAGCGGGCTTTCACCCGTTCTTGTTAATGGGCGCATAATAAAATTAAGAAGAATAGGAAGTGAGTAATGGCAACTACATATAAAGTGTTAGGTCAAGCTGTGGCAATCGCGGGCACAGAGGTAGATCTATACACTGTTCCAGCGTCAACTCAAACAGTAGTTAGCTCCATTACTGTAGCCAATAGAGATTCAGTTAGCACTACCTTTAGAATTGCTGTGCGTCCTAATTCTGAGGTTTTGGCAAACCGTCACTATGTGGCGTATGAAATCACTCTTGATCGTAATAGCACTCAAGTATTTACCTTGGGTATCACCTTAGACGCTGGGGATGTTATAACAGTCCGCGCTGCGGCTGCCACAGTGTCCTTCAATGCTTTTGGGACGGAGATCACCGCATGAGTCTTGCAAGCTTTCCACCATCTGGTGGCAAGGATAAACAGAACTTTTACGGCTTTAAATACGATCCTATTAATGACACTTTGACTATTGAGGAATACCTATGGGGAGATACATCAGCTCAAATCATTGTTCCTCAAGTAAATGATGATGGAACGGTATACGCTCGATATGACGATACCTATTACACAACCGCGCTAACCCCTTACGAATTCACTTTTTCGTGGGATACTACCTATACAGACCAGCTTATTATGGAGGTTGACTAGTGGCTGCCCAGATCTTTAATTTAGGTAAGCTCCGCTTTACCTACAAAGGTGCCTATAGCGGCGCTACTGAATACCAACTTAACGATGTAGTCAAGTACACCAATAACCTCTATGTGTACATCAACACAGGCGCAACCACAGGTAACGCCCCAACCAATACCTCATATTGGTCAAAGATGATTGATGGTTATACAGACCCTACTTCAGGAACTAATGGTCAGTTCTTACAAACTACCGGATCTGCTTTTCAGTTTGCCACTGTAAGCCAAGTACCTTCTCAAACAGGTAACTCAGGTAAATTTCTTAAAACAGACGGCACCAATGCTTCTTGGTCAAACGAATTTGGTAATCTTGGAGTAACTGCTGACCTTGATGTTGGAACAACCGCAGGTGAATTATATGTAAGCCCAGCTGATGCTGCCTTTGATGGCACCTACGAAATCACTTCGACTCCAACACTTAATACATTTACCTTTGATAAGGTAACGGGAAACATTGGATCGCAAGCTACTGTTGGTACAGTGTCTGCAATTCCAGGATACACAAATGCAGTTGCTGTATTTGCCGTGGATGCAGATGATGACTTTGCTCAAGTAGCATTTAGAAATCGTGGTAATGGCGCTAACTCTTCTACAGACTTTATTGTTTATCCAGATAATGGAACTGACTTTGCTGGTTGGTTCTCTCATGGTGTAACCAGTTCGGCTTTTGCTGATCCAGAGTTTACCCTCACTGGACCTAATGACGCTTACCTCTTCTACGACGCTCCAACCGATACCGTAGGAGCTGGTAACCTAGTTATTGCAACTGGCGATAAGGGATCAGAAAACAAAATTATCTTTGCTGCTGGTGGTCTACAGTCTGACAACGAGCAGATGTCTATTACCCCAGATGTCAATGTTCATGTTGAAATTGCAACTCAATCTACATCTCCTACTACGGGTGCTTTAACTGTAGTTGGCGGTGTTGGTGTTTC